ATTCTTATAAAATAAAAGACCGCAAGAAGCGGCCTTTTATATAATAGCTAATTAATTTAACGTACCAAAAGGTGCGTTTATTTTAACTTTTACGGTGGTATCGCCACTGCCGGCGGCTTCAATAACGGTTGCACCATTTGTGATGTCCCCTGTTGCCGGAGTACCAATATTAGAATTAAATTCTCCGGTAGAGGCGTCCCAGTCGACAATATCGCCGACCGCCATAACGTCCGTTGATAGTTTAGGTAAACTCCAAACACCGTCCACACCAACAGCACCAACTTGACCCGATGGAATGTTATCCATTGTAATACCAAGTAATGCGCCAATAGTTAAGATAGTGTTAACCGCTAAATCCGAACCCGCATTTAGGTAATCAAGAATACTGCCTTTTTGTATAAATAAGTTTGACATTAAATTGTCCTCTTTTAATTTTTAAATATATTAATTAAAAAACCGCAACCTTATGGTTGCGGTTTATTTTTGCGTAACGTTAATTACTGTGGATTTTTAGTTAGCGTACGGAAGTCGAGTGGGCTAACACCGGCATCTAAACTTACTTTAAATTCAGTCCCGTCAACAGTCCAACCGTTTTGTTGCTCTAAGCGAGGCATTGCGTTGCCATCAAGGTACGAAACTTCGATAGTGTCATGCATGCCAGAGTTAGCCGCGCCGTACCAGTTGGTTGCGCTTGCTTCGTCAAGGCGAGCATCCGAAATAACTTCGAATGTACCGCGAACACTATTAGGCACGGTATTGCTTTTAGTTGTTGCTGATCCACCAACTTCATTTTCGGAATCACGTACAACTTTTGCAGTACCTTCTAAAGCAACCGGTACAATAATATTTGCTAATCGTATATTTAATGCTGATGCATTCTTGCTTGCATCTTTTTGCGTGGCCATCGCGACACGCATAGCATCAACAGATGCTGTGCTAACCGCTGCACCTGTTAACAAGTTATTATGTGTTGCGTGGAACAAAGCAACATTATCACTCATATTTGGATTACCGGTTAAGACGGCATACACTAAATTACCAACTGTTCTAACAGCGGCGCGGCCCATCTTGCGAGGAATACGGGTAAATGCGCCAAGGTCATCGTTGATAATAGCTTGACGTGAAATATTAAATAATTTTCCGAAGGTTGCTAACTGGATTGTTTCACCGCGATCACCAACAGTCGCCGTTTTATATTCACCACCTGACGGCACTTTATCTAGTGCGGGGAACGAATCCAGATCGGCGCGCGTAGCAAGTTTAAAATCAGGTAGTTCCCCAACATTTGTCCAAGCTTGAAACGTTTCGTCGGCTTCGTCATAACCCATTAACATGGCTTTATTTGCCGTATTAATAAGTAGATTACCAAAATCGCCAGTTGTATGAGTAAATGCTGCAGCAACTAAATCCAGTTTACCCATGCGAGTTGTATCAATGCCGTGCATGTTGAGAACTTTACGCGCCATTTCCGCTAAAGAGTATCCACGATAATCATTTTGATAATCATCTGTAGCTAAACCGGCACGCGCTAACAATGCGCTTTGTGCGCCAACACGAAATTTATCAACAACATCAGCAACAATAACGGTGCTAGGTTGACTACCAAGTGCTGTTACATCCTTACCCAAATGATTTAATAGTTGCTCGCTTGCGGCGGACACAGTCATGGCCGTATCGTCTAAACAGGTATCCATTAAGCCACGAACACCTTCGTGCCCTAAATGATTCGCGAAGGCCGCTCGCATTTTAGTTCGACGCTCCGCATCTTTTGCAAGCGCCTTAGCTTCAACTTCCCGTTTTTCAGCGGCTTTTTTCTCGGCCGCCTGTGTTTTTTCTGCTTCAGTCATGATGACTTCCTTTTTAATTGTGGCAGCGACCGGAGCCGCCTGTTTTATTGGTTGGCCTAAATCAGCAGCATCAACTTTTATATTTACATTAATTGATTGCTCACGCTCGACCGTTTTATTTGCTGACACACCTTTTAAAGTTGGCGCGTTTGCAAAATACTTTGAATTATTAAAACCCGATGCAGCCATTTCTAAACCATCATCGTTAATAATATCGATATAACCTGAATCTTGTGCTTCTGTTGCAGTAAACCAATGATCTTCGCCATCAGTTAAAATATCTAAAATTTCATCATGCGATAAACCTGTTTTTCGTGAATAGCTTGTTGCCATTGCCTCAGCATATTTATCAAGTAAATCAGCTTGCATTCGCATTTCTTTTGAGTTTCCACCAACATATGTCCAGGGTGCGTGAACCATAAAGAGTGAGTTTGCGCCCATTTCAACGGTATCGCCCGCCATTGCAATTAAAGAGGCAGCGGAAACAGCAACACCTTCAATAATGACGTTTACTTTTGATTCATGTCGACGTAGCGCGTTATAAATGGCAATACCATCAGCAACATTACCGCCATAGGAATTAATTCGTACATTGATAGTGTCAACATCTAAATCTTGAAGTTGAGTAACAACTTCTTTTGCTGTTACGCTTTCATACCAGCTTTCACCAATATTGCCATAAATTAATAACTCGGCTTCATTATCACCCATTGCTTGCATGCTATAAGGTGATAAATTATTTGTTTGGTTATTTTTTAATTTTTTCTTTTTACTCATCGTCTTTATCTCCGTTGACAGAAGTAGAAAGCCCCGCATTTGCGGGGCTTTTGTCGTGTTTAGCGTCAGTGGTGAAAACTAATTTATCTTCGTCGTTATCTTCACGCCATTGTTTTATTTGTTTGCGCACATCTTTAGGGTTTCCACCGCGTTCGCGAATAATCATTTGTGCAGATTTATAGCCTGCGCGCTCTAAGGTTTCATTAGCATCAACCTCTTTCTTGGGATCGATCCATGGCATAGATGGACCGCGATAGTCAGCATCAAAGATAGTCAGAGGGTTTACATCAGATGGGACACGTAAAACACCTGACAAGATTGCCATATCAATAAAGTTACGAACAATGGGACGGTTAAATTTACCGATAAATGACATGGTTCCGCTTAAATAATTGCTCCAACCTTCAACTAATTCTTGGCGTTGTGAAGAATAAGTTCCGTTATAGTTTTTTGAAATACTCGAAAAATTGGCACCCGTACCAGAGCCAACACCGCGCATTTGAATATCAATAAAGCCGCCGACTGCTGTCGATGGTCTATCGCTTGAAATTATTCCTACATCTTCGCCGGGTAATAAGCCATCAAACACCATCCCCGGTTTTATATTAAAACTTCTATCTTTGTCTGAACCATCCTCTTTAACATAATCGTCAGCTGTGCCACGCTTGATATATGCAGTCATCGCGGCGGCAACACGTGCAGCAACGCGTTCTGACTCTTCATAGTCTTTAATGTCTTCAAGGCGACGTATAACTGATGCGAATATAGAAACACCACGTGCTTGACGAATACGCGTAGTAATCTTTGGGTGAAGTATTCGCGATGCTGGCACCACTTTTGTTATCAAATCTCTATAAATTCGATCATCGCCCGGATGTTGTTTGTATATATGATAAGCCGTTGGTCTGCCCCAAGCATTTCGTTGTACACCTTGAGTAATACCTTTTGAATCGTCGGTATAATCAAACGGTAAATGATCTGTTTCGATTAACTCTATAGAAAAAGGAACACGAGTACCGTGGTCAAGACCAGGTACTTTACCTAGTAACAATTGTGTTAAGAGCTCACCATCACGAAAATAGGTTTGGCCTGCTAATTGTTGCACTGCAATCCAATCATGCTCGCCGGTAACTTCAGGCATTAATATCCAGTTATTAAAAGCATCCTGTAAAGACTGAGCAAATTCAGTATGTATGTCACCATCATTATTTTTAGGCTGAAATTCAACGCTAATACCTGCGGGGCCAATCGTATTATTTACTAATACGGTTAACACACCTTTAGCAAAGTCATAATTCTGCTCTAGTTGTCGAGCATAACCGCGCAGCGAAGCACCGGCGCGACCAACAACAGCATCACCGCTACTATTATCCGCTTGATTTTTTCGTAACCGTCCGGGTTTAGCTGATTCATAAGCCGCCAAAGCACCCCGAAATTGCGCACGATTAAATGCAGTTTGGGGCGAAAAGAAAGCAATAATTTTATCTAATGGGTTTTTCATAATTAGTTTGTAAAATCTGCTACGCTGTTAACGCTTGAGCCACCACCTAATCGCGCTCTTTCAGTATTCACTCGACGCTGCCATTCTTGACGGCCAGCACGTAAAGCACCAAGGTCAGCTTTGTTGTAAGAAATACCATCAATGCTATAACTTTGGTTTTTCAATACGGCTTTTTCCGCTGCGGTATACGCTGCTAACATTTCAGTCGCTTCACTCATTTTTTAACCAATCTCCATCGCCAGCATCAACCCAGTTGTTGCTTTGCGTTTTTTCTTGTTGAGTTTTATCGGATTTATTAACGATAACGTCATCTTTATTGCTGAATAAGTCAGATTGTTTAAGTTTTTCATCCAGCGCAGCCCATTGATGTTCTTGCATCGTATGCACTTTAATTGAACGGGCTGCATGTAATGCATAAACCGCACAATCTAACCCTTCATTTCTAACGCCAGATTTCTTTTGCCATACTAATTTTTTACGAATCGAGCGATGGGGTGCTTTAATTTCCGAAAGCATTTGTTCGTAAAAATCCACGCGTACATTTTTATACCAATGCATTCGGCCGGCACCATTACCTTCTAAAGTAATTCGTCCGTTATCACCAATAAGTAAATCTTTTGCTTTGTGTGTGCCAACCGTGTAAATCTTCAAGCCATATTTACTGGCCTTTGTTTTTGTTTTGTGATCTATTTTTTTTGGCGTGCTATAAATTTCGCGCACACCGTAATCATTGGATGAACCTTTTATTGCCATTACGCCTTGGCGCTGACGATCCCGAGCATAGCTATAAACAACATCAGACGTACCACCATCAGATGAATCGATTGATATTGCTGATAAACGCAAAGCAAATCCATCGGAATGTTCGAAGCTTTGAAATAATAACTTATCTAACTCTTTCCATACTGAATCTGTTTTGTCTGTCACACGTGTATTAGCTAACAATTCACCCCAATATACCAACCAAGATTCTTCGCCACGGCCCCATGCCCAAATTTGTACAGCCAATCTATCGTGCTGAACATCAATGCCCGCCGTTAAAATTAACGCTCCACGTGGAACGGTTAATTCTTTATACTCTTCGGCGCGCGCTTCAAGTTCGTCGGCTTCGGGTGCGTCCGTTTTATATTCATACGGTAACCCTTTTGCTGAGTTGGTGAATACAATTAAATCTGTATCATCGCCTCGTTCAAAAGAATATTCAGCTTCAAGCCAACGTTCTACCAGTCGCACCATACGAGAACCAGGGAACGGCGAATATAATTCGTTTATATAAAAACCAGCAACGCCGCGAGATTTAGCAGTTGCTTTCCATTGTCCTTTTTTTACATTGCGATTCTTTTGTTGGTCACCCCAAAGCGAACCACATTCAGGGCATGCATACGCAGCCGTTTCAGGTAAAGCGTGGCCAAATTTTTCATGACTTTCATTTTCATCGCTCTGCCAAGTTAAGTTATCAAATGACAAAACATGCGACTCACCACAATCATGGCAAGGTATAAAAAACTTTCGCTGATCAGAACCAAGATATGCACTTTCAATTGTTGATATGCCTTTAATTGAAGGCGTACCACCAAAAACAATATCACGTCGATGATATGTTTTAGTCCTTTCTTCTAATAACTTTATAGAGTCACCCTGCCCGCCAACATTAGCAGCGGCATCATCAGGTTCTTCTATAAACACTCTTGGTGCTGGCGTACTCTTTACATTTGAAACACTGTTTGAACCAACCAGTTTTAAAAAACCGCCGGCAAACTTTTTCATTAAAGCGCGATTACCATCTTTGCGGCTAGTAGCAACATCGAGCTTTGCTGATAATCTTGGTGATGCTAATACTGCAGGCGCTAATTTTTCTTGACTAAAATCTTTAGCTGCTTCTGCTTTTGCAAATAAACCAATCACAGGCGATGGGTCAATATCAATAATTCGACCGAGCCAGTTCATGATAACGCCATCAGTCCAAGCAACTTGGGAAGACTTCATGCAAACTGTTTTATATATCGCCGGGTCATCTAGCGCCTTATGCATACCAGCGACCCACGGAGTTAAATCAGAATTATACTTACCCGATAAGGCAGATGATTCAGCTGCAAGATATCGGTATTTATCAGCCCATTCCGTTATTGTTAACTTTGGCGGCGGCGCAGCTTTTGCGCGCAGTCGTTCAACTAGCGCTATCGTCGCTGGCGCTTGTTCCATCGGCAAAGTGTTGCAAGGCTTCATGAATAGGTTCTTCTATTAACAAAGGATCAATATCAACGTCATACATTGTCTTAACGGCCATTGTTAATTTATCCGGTAAAATTAATAGTTCTGTTCTAAGTGCGACAACTAAAGCTTCAAGACTTGGTTCTATTTCATCAACGGGAATTAATGTTCCCATTTTTGTTTTCACGTCCAGCTCTTTTAAATGCGCTGAAGCAACCGCTTCACGTGTTCTGGCGCGAGTTAAGTTAACTTGATCATTACCACCGCGACCAGCCGCGCCCTCACGTACATGTCGAATATAAGCGACTCGAATTTCATCTAGTGTGTTATTTTTTGTATTAAGTCCCAGCCTGCCCAATACTTCACGTAAATTCCGCACGGACATATCTAGATGTTTTGCTACTTCACTTTGATTTGCCATTGCTAAATATTGATTTACCTAATGCGATGCGCCATGCAAATTTTAAACGCCGCTTCCAACATAAGTTTAGAAGCAATGCCTGAATACCTGTTGCAAAATCTTTGGTTTCAATTGCAACCCGTTTGTTAATTTCTTTTCGTAATTTTTTTGCAGTTTTATTATTCATATATTTTTGTAACCAGATGATTAGTAAAGGGAAACGGAACCCCCTATAGCAGATCAAATCTGCATAAAAAACGCGAGAATTTGTCCCGTATGATCAAGGTGCTAGGGAGTACCTTTTTTTATAGGTTATCGTTTACGTCCCTTATTCAAGTGACGATGGATGGCGCGCTCTGCTTGTCGCTTAAACTCTACACCAAACACATCAAGACCAGCGTCAAGTGTAGCTTTACTGTTCTTGTCTTTAATAAATATTTTTTGAATGTTCGGTCCATAAATTGTTTTAGACCAGCTGCTTTTACGGTTGCCAGTACTACCACTCTTACGTGATACCACTATCAACTTGCCGCTATTGCGGCCTCTTACAATAAATGTGCCTTTATGTATCTTCGCCTTCTTACGTCCAAAACCTTTAGCGGCAACACCGGCCTTCTTTTTAAACGCGCCTACTTTTACTTTTGATGGCACAACGAATTCAATTAAGTTGTTACTCTTTCTTCTTGATGCAGTAATGATAACCCGTAATTGAGACCGGTTAGAGCGACGAAGCTTCACGTTCTTCTTAACTTTACCAATAGCAATACCTGATGCATCCCGCACTAATCTTGATGACTTGGTTAGCATCTTCTTTCCTGCTGCATTCAATGCCTGATTGGTGATATTAACAACTACTTTATCGCTCAACGAGCTTAATCGTTTGCGTAATCGTTTTAGGTCATGCTTAATACTTATCTCTAATGTCATGACGTGCGATTAACAGCAACCTCTTCATGAATCCATTCACCATCAATACCAAGCGCTGTGAATGTTGTTGTTACAATATAAGCATCACCGGCAATTAAGTTGGCGGCTTTATCGAGAATGCCACGATAGTCTCCATTTGAGGTAGGGATATAGTTTAAAGTTATGGGTGAGCCAAAGACTTCATTTAACTTACTGTCTTTTATGCTTACAGAAACAGCACCTTCATTAAGAAAAGCACCGTCGAGTATATCGACTGCACCGGTTAATTCTAATAAGTTGTCGTTCTGTCCTGCATATAGAGAAAATGTTCTATTAAAGTTTATAGTGGCATCAACGATGCCTGCTTTTGTTAATAGCTGCGAAAAACCTAAAGTCACTAGATTAGCAAGATTAGATGTTAATCCACCGTCTGCTCCAAAGCCAAATGTTGTTGTTCTGATTAAGCTCATGTATTGCGAGATATTGCTGTTGGGTTAGTTGCGTCATCATAATTATATGTTGCCGCTGGTGTAATGCCATCCAATTGATTAACTGTTTTAGTTACGCCGGTAGTGCTATGTTCGGCAAGTAAGGCTCTAACCTCAAATAGTAACTGAGATAGTGTTGGAATCGCGTTTAGTACAGCATAAGACTCCGTTAATTGAGTTGTTAGTATGTCACCTGGTGTAATATCATTTAGTGCTGCAATTAAATCGGGTATTGTTGTTTGAGTAGCCAATAAAACAGCTGTCATTTCAGTATCAAGGTATCCTGCTATCGCAGCTATTGTTGTGTTATCAGGTGCATTAGTGTTTGCACCATCAGTACCACGCATATCTGAGTTAGTTGATGTTGTATCAACTAATGTAACATTTGGAATGATAGCCCCCACATGTGTTGTTGCGGCTAGAGTGACATTCGGCGAATCTAGATCAAATTGGTGCTGTGCGTTTGCATTACCATAAGTTTCAATCACAATGTATTTATCGAGCCAAAGTTTTGTAGGGCTTTGATCAACGATGTACAGAACAATACGTTTTGCTGTCATTTCCGTTGGCGTTAGTGAGATTGAATAGCCAAAACCTTCATCAACAAATGCATTGGTTGTATTCACTTCAACGCCTTCATCAATCATTACTGATATATCACCAGCGGCATAAACGGCATCAACTCTAAAATTAACACCGTCAGCTTCAATTAAATCAAATAGAATTGTTGCCGTTTCATTGTACTTTCTTAAAATTGGAGTTTGCATTTAATATCCCTTTCTACGTCTACGTAAAGTTTGTGTGAAGCCACCGCCACCACCAACATAAAACGTGTAAATCATTGCTGTACTAACAGTACCATCAGTACTGGTAAAAAATACCGTGATTGTTTCATCGACGGTAACCGGAGCCGATAAACCCCAAGTACCATCGGTATTGTAAGTAACCGTTTTACCAGTAACACTCGTTAATGTTGTGCCGGTTATATTCATTCCCGCCGTTGGTGCCGCGCCAGAATAATTATAAAAGAATGAGTTAATCGTTAAGTCTAAAGGTAAGGCAGTAACAACGGAACTATCCGTTGCAGCCGGTAAAAAGTTTACATTTGCAGTGTCCGAATTTATATCATCATCTAAATGCGTTAATACGGCTGTTGCATTATACAGTTCTGCAAGCGTTGCTGGTATTGTCGCAGTGACGACACCTGTACCTGACAGCGGATAATCTGTAATTGTAATTGCAGAACCATCTATATCGGCACTTGCAGGAATAGCTGTAATACCATCCCATGTAGAACTGTTTGCTACAGTATAATTAAAATCTGTTTGCCCACGTCTTGCATCTGCATCTACTACTGAGAGTGCAACACCACCACCTACTACTTGTGTTGTTGCAAAAACCGTTTTTCTAAAATTACCAGTACTATTATTTGTCCAATTTGCAGGCAATGCAGATGAACCCGTTAATGCCGATAAACTTTCTGCGGTTCCCTGCCAATCAGGTGAGAAAATACCTAGTGTTCCTGAAATAATACGGAAAGCTACAGCGTATAAATTTCCTTCAGTTAATGCGACAGGTGTTATTGCAGCCGTGACAAGGGTGTTTGTAGCATCACTGGGTGTACCATTTGGCCCAGTTATAGTGCCACTTGCAATAAGTGCGCTTGTAGGATATCCGCTAGTAACATCATAAATCCCTACTTCAACAACAGCGTCAGAATACAGCGCGCAGTTCATACCAATTTCGTATACTTCTTCACCTGCTGGCGCGGTATACATATCGGCAGTAAATACATTTAATGCATGGTTGTCTGCGGAAGTTAATGGAAACTCACCAGCGAGTGCAGGATTACGTTGGCCTATATTTGCCATTCTACAACCTCACTTATTTTAAAGTCGCTATAGCGTAATGTGAAAGGTGTTGCATTGTTTTGTGACCAATCAAAAAAGTCGAGCTTATCTAAAAACCCATTTGTATAGTGTCTGTTAAACATGTTCGCTGCAGTGACTGCTTCAACACCATCAATCTCAACAGAAATAATACCATCTGCAATCTCGTTAAGCGCGGTTGTTCCGCTGTTATAACGTATACGAACTTTAAAATCGTATACCGTACCGACAACGGGCACCCAGTTAGAATTTCGTGTTCTTGTTACAGAAGTGTTTGGATTGTTCACTGTATAAGGATAATTTCTTGAGCCAATCCAAGACGGATTAGTGTTGACAAACTCAACGACATTATTCCCATCATTTTCTGTGCCTGCACCATCACCAAATCCAATTCGACTTATAAAAGCTGTTTGTGGATAAGGCGCTATGGGGTTAAACCATTCAAGCTGCATTGTGAAGTTTGCATAATTTTGAGTACCATTGATACCTCCCACTTTAAAGAATTTGCAAGCACCAAGACCATCTTGAAATTTAGCTTTAAACTCGACATAAAAATCTTGAAGTGCGAGAGACGGCGCATTGAAATACAATCCAGATAATATTCCCCATTGATTAGTACCTGCAACTGCAGCATTGATTGCAACATAATTTGTCATTGCACTAAACAGCGTATCTAGTGTAATTGCAACTAATGATGATGTTCCATAAATAGGTGAGGTAACAACAATGTCACCACCAATGAGTGAGCATTCAGTGCCTGGCAAATCCACATTTATAGCTGCAATAACTTGGTCAACTGTTTCAGTACCTGTTGTTGTTATACTTACTGGGTATCCAACGCTATCAATTGTAATTGTTACCGTGTATGTTGCTGCTGCAAGTCCTGCTGCATCGGTACCTGTTAGTAGTCCGCCAAAATCGACTGTTTGTGACCCATTAGTTATAGATGCAGGAATAATGCTTTCAATGCATTTGCCAGATGGGAAATCTAAATCATCTTCAATTGTCAGCGTTGCAGGGTTTGATGGGTCTATATAAGTACTCCAGCTCGTACCTGCATAAGTTGAATCAGGAGTTACGTTCCCGCCAGTAAACTCAGCACCTGTGAAATCTACATCTGCAAGAACCGTAAGTGTAGTTGCAGTTGGGGTAAACGCTACACTTGTTAAAATATTTGAATTGCCACCTGCTGTAACATGCATGAAATGGTTGTAGTGAATAACATCTGTTGCAAGCCCTGTTGAATTTGGGAATGTTTGTGTGCCGATTCCAGAGCCTGCTTGATTATCTGCAAAGACAGCCCCAGTACCAGTAATCAAATCCGCTTCACTAGGCGGTGTTATTGATGTTGAAACAAAACGATAAACTGTACCACCGGTCGTATCTGTATCAAATCCACCGCTTGCAGTTGTTGCACCTGTTGATGCGCCAGTGGGGTTAGAGATAACTGCAGCAACCGCGACATTATCATTAGCAGCAGTTGGGTCGTTGCTGTGTATACTTCCATCTAAATATTGCGTAAAAGCACTCATTAAAGGGCTATTCATACTGGCGGGTGGTTTAGTTTCTGGCATAACAATAAAGCAATCCAATTTATTTTATTTGATGTCGAGTATTTTAGCTTCTGGTGATGTTTTTTATTTTTATAAAATTTAGACACAAAAAAACCAGCCGATTGGCTGGTCTTTGAATTTGTTAGTCACTTTTCGCGAGTATGGTTCTTTTTACTGATTCTTGGGCGGCCAGTCAAGCATTATTTTAAAAATAATTTCCGGCAATAAAATTTTCGCCTTGAGTTACCCAATCTCGATAAGTTCTTTCGGTTGTATTCATTTGCTTAGCCGCATATTTTCTTGTGAATTTACGTTGATATTTATAATACAACGCCATGCTGTATGCGCCGTTGTATCGGCTTAATGAATTCATTGCATCATGTATTCTTGAAACTTCAGATGAAGGCGCACATCCCACAGAGCGTGTTATAACTTCACCTATATGTGTAAACGACGCACTTGTTGCATAACCTAAACGATAATCAGATGATGTCGGTGAATTCATCCATTCACCCCAAGCTTTTAATAAATCACGTATTTTATCAATCGTTAGCATTTCAGTTACGTTGCGTTGTTGCTTTAACATTCAATCACCTCTTTATTATTACTTTGCTACCCTTTAAAGGGTGGCAAGTAGGTTGTCTAGTTAAGAGTCACGCTATCATTGGGTTTTCCAACCTTGCTAACCTTGCTACCCTTTTTTCTCACGTATAGACATAAAATAAACTTAGTGAAATTATTAACGGTTATTATTTTCACTATATGCGCGCGTAAAATTGGGTAGCAAGGTTGGAACGTTAGCAACCCCCTTGCGGCTCTAAGCCCGCAGCTTGCTACCCTACTTGCTACCCTTTAAAGGGTGGCAAGGTTTACAGGGGTGAATCGTCTGAATTAATTTTATGTATTACTTCATTCTCTGGCCGCACATAAACCCAAATTTGTTTTTTGTTTCTTGTGGTACGTTTTTTTGCCCAATTCAATCGCTTCATTATTAACCCCACCCGAGTTTGCTCCGGTGGTTTTATTTGTGGCGTTGAATGTTTTAAAATGTCGCGCAAAATTTCGCTAGTGGTAATTTGATTAACATGTAAATTTTCAGGTAAATACAAATACTCTTGAACGTCCTCTTCCCAAGCATCACCATTAAATCTATTTTCTTGTTCATGATGAAAGATATTGCGTTCTTCGGGAGATACCCACCAAGGTGTACCCAAGCGATAATAATGAAGCGCCTCCGCCCACAGTTGATCCCGCGCTTCGCGTAAAGCGTCTAAACTAATTGCATTACAACGAATAGGCCAATAGCGTCGGTTACCGGTTACATCTTTTAGATATTGATCTTGATTTGTCGTACCAACAAACACACATTGACGTGGAAAATTAGAAGATTTTTTACCATAGCTAGGTCGATAATTATCTTCAAGAGCAGAAAAAAACGCTTTTGCTTTGTTTGATTCGGCTTTATTAAACGCATCGAGCTCGGCAATCTCATAAATCCATTTACCGCGTAATTGTTGGTACCCATCTTTACTGCCCAAATCAAAATGCGTTTCAGCGCCCCAAGGTGAAGCGAGTACTGCAACCGCTGTGGACTTGCCCGCACCCTGCCCGCCTTCTAATATTAAAACGGTATCATTCTTAATTAATTTTGTTGGCTCGGCGTGAGCTCGCGCTACAGCACCAATTAACCACTTAATACCTACTAACTCACTATAATCTTCTTGCGCCGCCCCTAAAAAATCATGCAACCATGTCGCCATTCTTGGTTTGCCGTCCCATTTAAGGCCGTGCAAATATTCTAACACTGGGTGGTAACTCAGCATTTCTGCTGCCACCAAAACCGCACGCAACGCATCATTCTCTTTTGGTGTAAAACCATAATTTTGTGCGCACCAAATACAAAGCCGAGTGGTATCGCTTTCGGTCCACTCACCCACTCGCGCGTTATGCTCAAACGGAGGCGTTTTGATTTTTATCACATCATAAGTAAAACGGTCATAGCGAAGTACGCCGCGCCAACGTGTATCGTTTTCTAAGATTAAAAAAACATTATTAACATCAGCAGAAATATTTCCCTGGCTTGTTCGGCTAAATTTATGCGTCCAGTCATCTTGTTTACTGGTAAAGCAATGTGCAACGGCATCGAGCCCTTCTGTCACATGCAAATCGTTAAAGTCTGTCCACTTCTCGCCGTTGCGATTCTTGAACTTAGGTAATGCTACGCGGCCTTTTATTTTTGCCGCAACTTTATTGGCTGTACTCTTACCGGGATTATTGACTGGTTTGTGTGTTAAGTAATCATCGTCAGCGGCAATAATAATATCGGTTTTTGGATGTAGCTTGCGTATCGCCTGCGCGACCGGTAGTAAATTGCCAACATTAAACGCCACATAAACCGGCAACCCTGTTGCTTCATGAATGCTCGCGCCGGTTGCATAGCCTTCACAAATAACAGCACGTAATAATTTCTCATCTTCAGTAAGTGGATTACCTATTAAATGAAAGTGCCCTCTTGGGCTAGCACCAAACGGCCAAAACTCTTTATCGAGTTTATCGCCGCCTTTGGTAATACGTTCCTTACCGGCAGGATGAATAATTTGTAATCCGTGGAGCTCGCCGCCAATATCGTGCAGTGGAATAGCAAGCGCGCCAGAGGATGAATATTTAACGCCATAACCTTTTACTTGTTTACGAGTCAAGTATTCACTTGTACCACTCGAACTTAATTTATTGTTCGCCCATGCACGTTGTGCGCGCAGCGCTGCCCGGCGCGCAACTTCTTTTCGTTTTTTCTCAGCATTACGTTTATTAGCCGTTAACTGTTTTTTATACCGCTCACGATCTAAATCAGAAAATACAGCTTTATCCGGTTCTATCTTATGAACATAACCATCTTTTGGGTCACCTTCTCGCCAGTCACCAAACGAACCCACAATAATCGTTTGATTGTTATTGGTTGTAAACTCATGCAATACATACCAGGCGGTTTTATCTCTTGAGCCCTCAGGTCTAAAACGCTGCAATTGTCCGTTAACAATTAAATCCATTTCCGTTAAACCACCGATACCGGCAGAATACATTTGGTTAATTATTTTCGAAAATTCGCTCATTCAAGTTAACCTAAAAATGCGTAAGCAACCCAAGAAACTAGCGAAACAAGAAGCGCAATTATCAAGTTATACCCAAAAACTATCAGAGGCGTGACATCCGGAAAATAACCGCCATTTTCAGGCGGCGGCGTTTTAAGATACGCAACTAAAATAGACATCAATGTTATTAATACTGGAATTATCCATATCGGAATTTGTATGCTCATTTATTCTCATCCAATTCAAAACCATTATTTTCATTACGGCAATGGTAATAACCTAAATACCCGTTTACGCAATGTATACGCTGCGCGCGATGAACGCACACTTCACAATTTTTTTCTTTAACTTCATCATTTAAGACTTTTTTAAATGTTGGGTCTGCGTAAAGTTGTGTCGTCATTTTTCTGCAAAACTCATATTAGGTAAGTTTTTCTTCTTTTGTTTTTTTGTGTTCCAGATAATATGAATACCGGGGTTTCTGGCGCAGAGATCTAAGTTGTCCCAGACAAACCACGCGTATTCAGTGCAGTCGCCGCCTTCTCCAGAAAAGTCAGGGCGGCGCGATAAGATGAATAAATGATCGGGCTCAATACCTTGCCACCATTCAAATCTCTTTTGAGCACCTAAAAAATTAACGCGCAATAAATACGCAACAAACTGTGCTTCACCCAAGCTTTTCGTTAAAAATTCCTGCGCTAAACTAAAGGGTGGGTTTGTTATAATAATATCCGTTGAGTAATGGACCTTTAAGTAATCGCGCCCTTCAGTGAGTTCGCAATATTCTCGATGCAATGGTTGGAGTAATGAAACCTTATCGAATATAACGTCATCACCCTTGCATGGCTCCAAGAAATTTTTACCGCTCATGCATTTGGGTTTTAACTCAGCCAGCAATTCATCTACACACCATTTTGGTGTTGGATAAAAATCATTCTTGTTTCGCAGTTCACGTTTTTTTGCAGCGCTCACACCAAAGCCTTCCTTTCGTTATAAATTCGTAACACACGCGCAACCATATCGTTGTAATATTTTTCGGCCGCATCATCACCGCTCGTTTTTCTTACTCGTTGCGTTGCTTCTGCCAACCACGCATGGCGTTCTTCTTTATTGTTAAAATTATCCAGCGACCATGCCGCTAAACAATTCAATTGATGTTCTCTGTCTTTTAGTAAAGCTTGTTTATGTTGTTCGTAACTTTTACAACCGTGCCAGCAAATCATGTTTAGCGGCGATACGATGTATAACGTAGTTCGTTGTAAAATAAATTATGTACCGAAAAGTGACCCAACGCGTGATATGTACACAATTGGTCAGCTATTCGGAATTTCAGCTCATTCCCTTTTAAAGGTAGCAGATACATCACTTGACTTACTTCTTTATTTCTCTTTGCTATTTCATCATCAAACATTATTCAGGCTCCGCCATATCTTTAAGCACATCGAGCAAGGCCATACCTTTTTCATAATCTTGCGCAAGTTCCGTTGCAATTTTTTTTAATTCAGCTTGGGTAAGTCGTCCATCAACAAGAGCTTGATGGATTGCCGAGGCTGTTTCGCCAAAGTCTTTTTGCCAATCTGTCATAGCAACAACTAAATCCATGTCAGCAGGAAACTCAATGGCCGGCAACGGAATAGCCGCATGATTAACTTCGGCAGCCAACACATGCAAAATATTAAAATCTTGAGAACCCAACATAACCGAACGCGATTCTTTAACACTTAAATTTGCAAAGTCTTCATTTCGGTTAGCTTTGTTTTGTAATGTTGCACCAGAAATACCGATAACTTTACCCAGCGCTTCTGCCCCTTTCTTTTTAGTATGTTGATCTCGATAACTATGCACCGTGTCATAAATAACTTGGTCGATCACATCGATATCACTCATGGTGAAAACACCTTTTTTTCACCGAGCTAAAAAAAACAAAATAACTTAATATGAATTTATGAATACACAAACGAAAAAAACACAACCCACCAATCCGCAACTTAATTTTATGCTTGGCGCACTGATTGGCTGCATTAACCAACTGCCAGAAATAGAAAAAGCGTTTATTAAAAATTTGCTGTATCAAAAAATTCGATGCGTTGATGGGGAACATAAAACACCGCTTCAAACATTGATTAAAGCGTTGAGTTAATGAATAAAAGAACCCCGCCATGTAATGGCGCTGGGTTTGGTTAAGCAACCAATGAGGAGTTAACGTGTTATTACCGACACGATGGCGGCTGGGGGGGATAGCTTGGTTTAATATTAAATATAAAATCATGTGGCATTTTCACTTTTATGCTTTTGCATGAATTCGTAAAGCTTATTGATGGTATTAAATGATGGATTGGTTGCTTTATCCTGCCCTAACCGTTGTATAAACCAATAATTTACGCCTGACGCTTCTGCAAACGTGGGCCATTGGCCGCGATTCTTTTGCAGCCATGTAGTTAACTCTTTAATTTTGTCCATGCCTGCACTCTAGGCATATTCGCCTACACAGTCAAGGCATACTTGCCTTTTAAACTAGTTTAATATGCCTAGATGGATAAACGCATGAAAAATATACTAATTGATAATGTAAATTTACTCGCAAAACAGAAAAATTTACTAAATAACTCAGGAAAGCCGTCTCAAAGTGGAATTGCGGCACGCGCAAATAAAAAAGGTTTTCCTGTTGATCAAAAAACAATTGGGCGTGCTCTTGATATAGATGGTGGAGATGTAACGACACGCGTACTTGAAGCTATAGCTGCGGCATTTGATCTAACTGTAAGCCAATTGGTTGATGCCACAATTCATCATAATACATCCCCTATTTCTCCATCTTGTTCAAGCCTCCCTTTAATAGACTTTATTCAAGCCGGTGACTGGAGAAATAGCTCGAGTCGTAATGAAATGGGAATCAGGGAGTCTATTCCAGTGTATGGATCAGCATTCAGTGATAATGCATTTGCTTTAACTGTAAAAGGTGAAAGTATGCATCCAAAATATAAAGAGGGTGATGTTATTTTTGTAGATCCCGATGTCCCACTTAAGCCAGGTGATCTGGTGGTTGCAAAGCTTGATCAGGAAACAGCAGCTACTTTTAAAAAATATAAGTCGCGCGGCTTTGATGATAATAATAGCGAAATAATTGAATTATCTCCAATTAACGAAGATTATCCTACCTTGAAAATAAATTCAAAAAACCCCGGCCATATTATTGGCAAAGTTGTTGGGCGTTTCGAGGCGTATTAATAAAACTTATGTATTATCTATAGTTTCCATAGCAAACTTTCTAAATTCCATCGGATTGTCAATGCTGGGAATAGGTGTTTGCCCGCCTCCAGTACCGTTTATCACAATGGTTCCAAAGCCAAATAAACGCCCCATTATGCTTTGATCAACGCTGTAACTTTCAACCTTGCTATGATTTAACTCAATTGTATTACGTTTTATTAAACCAAATTTAGCAATGACACGCTTCGATGTTATCGCTAATTCTGTTGTTTTTTTCTTTATAAACGCACTTAAAAATGTAATTAATGATGCAAAAATAAAGATTAAACCAAAAGCATTATTCATACCGGCAATAAGATAAACACCCAAACCAAGTAAAACGATACTTGGTAAATAAATAAACCAATGCATTCTGGCTTTATGCACCACATCTTCTCCACTCATAAGATTACTATCAACATAACTCATATTAATTCTCCTTAGTTATCATTTCTATTATTTTGGGTGCTCCTATAAGACACAATAACAAAAATCATTAGGCATATGTGCCTTGACAATAAAATCATCAAGGCGTATATTCCTAGGTATGAGCAACAAATCAAACACTAAAAGCACTCTCAGCGTCAGCATTCTAGGTGCTCTCTCACCTGAAGAATTGCTAGATATCGCCACACGCATGGCGCAAGAACTTCAAGATATTTGCGATGACGCTATTCAAGCCGGCAGCCAATTACCGTCAACCCAAGGGCTTGTTGATGAGTGGGAAGCGGAATATTTCGCTAAAACAAATTTAAGCTGGCAAAAGGTTTTACATGATAAAGCAAATACAGGCTTGGCCTGTTTAGACGAAAAAGCAGACGGGGCCTTGTAGCGGTCAACTTACGCGTAAATGTTTACGTGTACCTCGTAATCACTCACCTTGGTTCAGTGGGCTGTGAAAACGAACAAGTAAACGGTGGGGACACCGTTCGCTAACCAAATTTAAAAATGGAGCAAATAAAATGTTAATTGATATACCCGACACAATACCCTTTATTGCCATTGCCCAATTTGCCACTTCACAGGGTTGCCACTTACAAGCAAACACAAAAGCAAGCTTCACTTTTGTACCCACTAAAGATTTATTTAATTTAAACGCAGCAAAAAAAATTAAAGCGAATCAGTCATGAGCCAACAAATATTCAACTTCGATGAAGCCGCCACACAACTTGGCTTAGGTCGTAACACGTTATTTAAAAAATTACGTGAGTTGAATATTTTAAATAAAGAAAATATCCCTTACCGATGCTATATCGACGGCGGGTATTTTAAAACACAACAAAGCTATTGGGTACACCCAAAAACGAAAGAACAACGATTAGCCATTAAACCCCTCATAACGCTGCGCGGCATGGGCTGGGTTGATGAACAATTAAGCGAACAAAAAATAAATGGAGAAAAAGAAAATGACGGTACGACAAGACCTGTTTCAGCACACAATTAACTCAATGCGTTTTGGTGCGTTAGCCGAAGAACTAAGTGAAAAGCTACACGAGTGCGTTTCGCATGCCCAATACATTAATAAAGGCACTGAGCTTACATTAAAAATTAAAATTAAACCGAATGGTTCGGGGCAGGTGGAGTTAAAAGATACTGTTACACAAAACCTACCCCAGGAAGAAAAAGGCAGCACCTTTATGTTTTCAACACCTGAAGGCAACCTTACGCAAAACGCCCCCACGCAACAGAATTTAGAGTTGCAACCCGTGGCAGACGATAAACCAGAATCATTCAAAGAAGTGGAGCAATAAAAATGTACTCAACTAACGAAACAACATTAAACGATGCGCAATCTATTATTGATTATGTGCGAGATAATGAAAAAGAATTAATAGGTAAGGTTGTTGAGTTTAACAATACGCCATTTTTAATCACAAAAAAAGGCTTTGATGTTAAAGATATTTCAGATTTACTAAGTGATCCACTTCGCATCAAGAAAAATATCCAACTTTATGACGTTGGCTCTTTTATAGAGTATTACAACCGCTTCGCTGATGAAGATTCGACCATTTATTACAATATTGAAACCGCTAAATTTAAAGCCATCTTAGATCATAATATGAATATCGAAGGTGATGAAAATACGCCTAGATGGGAAGAACATACCGCAACCTACGCCTGCCCCGCTACACCTGAATGGAATATCTGGCGAGAGTTTAGCGGTAAAAAAATGAACCAAGAAGATTTTTCATTGTTTATCGAAGATAACTTAAATGAAATTAACGAACCCAAAGGCGCGCAGATGCTTGATATTGTTTCAAGCTTAAAAGCCACCAAAAATGTAAATTTTCGTAGCGCATTAAGATTAGATAATGGTCAAACTCAAATCACTTACGTTGAAGATATTGAAGGTAGCGCAGGACAAACAGGCAAGCTGAATATTCCTACCATCATTAAATTAGGTATGCGATTGTTTGCCGGTGGCGAAGGTTACGAAATAGAAGCACGCTTTCGTTACCGAATTAACAGTGGCAACCTAATAATGTGGTACGAATTGATACGCCCACATAAAGTCAATGAAGCCGCTATTGATGGCACTTTAAAAATCATCGAAGAAAATATGAGTATCGGCTACTTACTGCACGGCCGAGCATAAAAATGGCCGCTTCACCTCACATAACAAAAAGAATCGATTTACATTTAGCGGTTTTATGTGCAGTGAAGCAGCCAGACGAAACATTAACTTGTGCAAACATAGCAGAAATATGCGAATGCTCTGTTCAACTTATTTCAAGAATACAAATTGAAGCATTAGCTAAATTAAAAAGAAAGATAAGCAACCATAAACTTGGCGACTACGTGTAAAAGGGGATGCAATGAATTTAATCACTGAATTTTTCACCAACTTTAATTATTTAAAAGGGTTGATTATTTCCGCAATTCTATTGATTGCCATTGTCGGTGTTTTATGGCTTAACTGGCGACACAATAAAAAAATGAAAGAAATGTATTTTGATTAGTCTTTCGACAGCAACATTTATAATCATACTGGCTATTGCAGTTAGTAGCCTTTACACGCTTTCAATTACAAATTGGTACCACAGGAAAAATATGAGTAATAATAATATTGAAATTGCGGTTGATATAAAACACATAACCAATGCAGCGGTACTGGTATCGGATGGTGATAAACAAGTTTGGATACCCAAAGGCCAAATTGAAGACTATACCGATGAGCTGATTATCGGCCATTCAATAACAATATTTATTCCTGAATGGTTAGCAGAAAATAAAGGATTAATCTAATGACGGCATTACAATATCACTTAGGCGAATTAGAAATTGCTAAGAACAAAGACGATGTTAGCCACATTAACCCTATTTTTAATGATAGCGATAATATAATTTTAGATATCGGTTGCGGTATCGGGCAAACGTTTATCGCAATTAATCCAACAGATAAAATGTGTGTGGGTATTGATATTGATGAAGAGTCAATTCGATACGGCATTGAACATTACGGCCACGACATACAGTTTATTTATTCTAATGCTAAAAAAATACCCATGCCATCGAACGTATTTGATTTAGTGTACAGCCGTGTCGCACTTCCTTATACGAATATTCCTAAAACGATAAAAGAAATCAAACGCGTATTAAAATCTGGCGGGCGTATTTGGTTTACTTTGCACACGAAAAAAACAGCGTTAGAAAATTTAAGTGTTGCATTCAAGAAAAAATCGTTAAAAGAAACCATTCAAACCTTCTACGTATTAATGAATGGCTACGCGCTTAAGTATTTAAGTTTAAATCTACCTTTTATTAATGGTCAATATGAAAGCTGGCAGGATGAAGAGTCAATTGAAAAACTACTAACCAAACATGGTTTTAATGTTGATGTGTTTATGAGTGGAATACACTTGGTCGCTGAGGGAAATCTAACATGAGCAAGAAAGCCGAACGATTCAATACAGGTAAGCCACAACTAAGTTATTTACTTGAAGCGCCTGATGCAATTAATGGTCTTGTAACTGTTTTGGAATTCGGGGCAAAAAAATATAGTCGAGGCAATTGGCAAAGTGGGCTTCCTTGGATGGGCGTATTAGACAGCCTATTAAGACATGCATCCGCCTTTGCCAACGGTGAAGATTTAGATCCTGAGTCTGGTTTACCTCATGTTGATCATATTCAATGTAACGCCTTATTTTTAGGTGAATATTTTAGAAGCAATCTTGAAATGGATGATCGGTTAAAGCAATCTATTGGAGAATTAAAAAGTGAATGAAAAAATAAATGTACTTGATCACGGCTTTGTACGATTAGTTGATCATATGGGTTCAGACTTATCAATAGTGAGAAATGCACGTGTGTCATACGATGCTGAATGGCGCGCGGGTGAAGATAGCGGCAGTGATGCTAGGCTAATCAACTATCTATTTAATAATGGACACAACACACCATTCGAGGCAGTCACCCTTACTTTTGATGTAAAAGCTCCCATCTTTGTATTTAGACAATGGCATCGACACCGAACACAATCGTTTAATGAATTGTCTGCACGCTATCGTGAACTACCTGAAGAATTGTATATCCCTGAACATGAGCAGATAACAACGCAATCACTCGATAATAAACAAATGCGTACCGATGAACAAAATCCCGAGAGTGAATATATTCGTCGAATTATACAGCATACAAATAAAGACTCCTTTGCAGCTTACAAAACAATGCTTGAGCTTGGCTGTCCACGTGAAATAGCACGTTCTGTATTACCGGTAGGAACTTACAGCCACATGTTTGCAACCGTTAATTTACATAACTTATTCAGATTCTTAGGTGAACGGTTACATCCTCACGCACAATATGAAATTAGAGTATATGCAGAGGCAATGCTTCAGTTAATTAAACCCATTGCACCGGTTGCCGTTGCAGCATTTGAAAAAAAACTTAACATAGGAGAGTGAAAAATGGAACATTCAGAGTTAGTAAAAAGTTTAGCAAAAGATGGCCAACAAATAGCAGATGAAATGAGTGCTGAAACGGCGCATTTAACACACATGGCTATGTGTATCCCCGAAGAAGCTGGAGAAATTGCGGGTTTAATTAAGAAACACGTTATGTATAACAAGCCACTTAAATTAGAAGCGGTTATTGAAGAAATGGGCGACCTTGAATTTTATCTTGAAGGTTTACGTCAGGGCTTAAAGATCACTCGCCAAGAAATTTTAGAAGCAAATATTAGAAAACTTCAAAAACGTTATTCAGAAGGCTCTTATAGTGACAAGCAAGCTAATGAACGTGCAGATAAAAAATGAATCAAACTAAATTAGAAACAGCAATTGAAGTGTTTTGTAATTATGCATCTGGTTTTATCGTTGCATATTTAACTTACGCTTTTATCGTGATGCCTAACTTACATTTAATGGCGTCGCCGTTTTGGGTAACAACATTATTTACTATTATTAGTATTATGCGTACATATTTGTGGCGCAGATTTTTTAATGCCGAACTACATAAGGTGGTTCATAGATTAGTAAGTGAACGCGGATAAATTATAATGCCACTAGAACGACAAGTAAATCTATCCACAATTTGGCATATGCTCCGCGAAGACTATAAAGTACACCTGTTTAAATTAATCGGTGCTGACATTGACGCAACAGGTAAAAAAATAACAAGCGTGATTGAAATAAATTTAATGTGCGCACACTGGGACGAAATGACCGAAACACATAAAAAAAATGATACATGAATATTTTTTAAAAGTAGCAAGCGAATGGAATTAAATCTATGCCCATATTGCAGCGACCCAGTTGATACCAATGAGCTGCATGTTTTTGACGATGACGATAAAGAATACTGGCATTACCAATGCACGATAAATGAACGAATTGATTTTGAGGAAAAGCGGGTAACTAAATGATAAATTTACTATTCGGTGATTGCTTAAAAGAAATGAGTGTTATCAAGGAGAATACGATTGATATGGTGTGCTGCGACCTTCCTTACGGTACCACCAAATGTAGTTGGGATTCAATGATCAACCTTGATCTTCTGTGGAGCCATTACAATCGAATCGTTAAAGAAAATGGTGCCATAGTTCTTTTTGCTCAGACTCCATTCGATAAAGTTCTTGGTATGTCAAACCTTAAAATGCTTCGTTATGAATGGATATGGGAAAAAACACACTCTACAGGTTTTTTTAACGCAAAAAAAATGCCGATGAAAGCTCATGAAAATATTTTAGTCTTTTATAAAAAACTGCCGACTTACAACCCACAGAAAACAACCGGCCACGAGAAAAAGCAGGCTAGGCGCGATGCACATAACAGTGAAGTTTATGGTAAAGCAATTAAAAAAGTTTGGTATAACTCTACTGAGCGGTACCCAAGAAGCGTTCAAATTATGGCAAGCGATAAACAGCAACACAGTTATCACCCAACACAAAAACCTGTTCAGCTTATTGAATACTTAATTAAGACTTACACCAATGAGGGTGATCACGTTCTTGATAATACAATGGGAAGCGGCACTACTGGCGTTGCTTCCTCAAATCTTAATAGGCAATTTACAGGTATAGAAATCAATAAAAAATATTTTTTAATTGCAAAAGATCGAATTTTAAGTAATTACCAAACAACAATGGTTATATAAATGCTAATTTCAGCCAAAAGATACCGCGAAACCGCATTTGAAGCCGGTTCTCGCCCCACTTTGCCCACAATAAACAGATGGATACGTGAAGGTGATATTGCAGGCAAGCGAATTGGTGGAAAATATTTTGTATTTACTGAAGAACAGCCTATTATAGAACCAAAAACCGAACCGGATTTTTCAGCCTATGAATCACAGTAAAGAAGACGCACTAAACGAGCTTAAATTAAAAATTGCTCGCCTGAAATTGGAAGCTGCTCTGGATAAAAACATCCGCGTTCCGTTTGCGTGGGTCTCATATGCTGCGCAATGCGCCGGCCTTATTGCTCAGTATCAAGCCATAAAAAATAGCACTGCATTTAAACCTAAAACCAAACCTATCAATGAGCCCAAGCAATAGAATAAACGATAAAGACAAATGGATGCCCAAGCGAGTTTATAAGGGCAAGTCTGCTTATGAGTATCACCCACCAGGTGGCGGCTGTATTAGATTGTGCTCGCTCGATGCGCCACGCTCTGATGTTTATCTTGCGTACGAGCAGCATTTCCAAGAAAAAAATGACAAAAAAACAATTGCATTTTTAATTGAAAGTTACATAAAAAGCGATATCTATATTCAGTTAAAACCTGAAACCCAAAGAGACTACCTTGATTGCAAAAAACGCATCAACCAAGTATTTGGTAAAATGCGCTCGATTGATTTACAACCCAAACACCTTCGTAAATACATGGATTACCGCGGCCAACAAAGCAAGTCCCGCGCTAATCGAGAGCGGACGTTTTTATCTAACGTCATGGCGTGGGGGTTTGAGCGGGGCCACGTTACCACTAACCCATGCAAAGGCGTTAAGCCGTTCAAGTTAAAGCCTCGCACGCGTTACGTTACAGATAAAGAATATAAAATCGTGCACGACATGGCACCACCAAATATTCAGGCAGTAATGGAAATAGCCTATCTGTGTGGTGCACGTTCGGGGGACATACGAACTCTAATGGTTAGCGATATTAAAAATGAAGGTTTATATATAGAACAAAATAAAACAGGCAAGAAACAAATAAAAAAATGGACGCCAAGGCTGCGCGCTGCAATTGAATTAGCAAAAAAACAGCCATCCAAATTAAAAGGTGAGAATATAAAAACATTTTATATTGTTCACAATAAGCATGGCCAGCCCTACTCGGCTAAAGGTTTGAAGGGTATGTTTGGTAAGCTCGTTGATAAAGCAATGGGGATTTGTCGCGAAGTAAAAGGCGAAGAAAACTACCAGGCACGAAAAGAATTATTTGAGCAGCAATACCCGCCGCTAGTTAAAGAACGATTTTCGCTACATGATTTAAAAGCTAAGGGTATATCTGATTTTGAAGGGGATAAACAAGAATTTTCAGGGCATAAAAATAAGGCTATGACAGAACGTTATAACCGGACAGCTGATGTTGTGGATATTGTGGATCCTAAGAAATAAATCTTATAGATTGATAGGCTCATATTGACAATCAGGGTTTGTTTTATATGCCATTTGCTCTAATAATACAGCAAGCATGTGGAAGTGAGTTGAGTGAGTTGCACCATTTAAAGCATTTATCATATCAAAATACGAATGGCCTGATAGTTGAATGCGGTTTTTAAGTATTTTCTTGCTTCCATCTTTAAGAATTATTTCAGCTCCATCTAAACTATCAATTGCTATCTGTAGAGCGACCATCGCATTTGTGTGATTCGATATTCTAAAAATTTCATCGCAAACATTGTCTGCTGAAAATTTGGGTTGAATCATTGGTCTCTCACCAATAAAAAATGCCATAAAGTACGCCATTTTTTTAAATACGCTTGCGCAATCGAGTCCGTCGACATGGGGAAAATCATTTCTCATTTGAATTAACACGCTATAGCAAACGTCAGGATCTACTTCAACGTTTTTTTCACCGAGCCCTAGCGTGAACTGATCAATATATTCGAGTAAATTAACAAGATCGTCGTATGCATCGTTATTGTACAAAATATTATAAGACACTATATTCCCCTACACCCCAGATACTAAAACGCCCATTCTACTACAAGTAGATGGGCGTATAAAAAACTTAATTAAAATTATTATTATGCAAAAATTTTCTTTAAACGAGCACCAGACTTATTAGCAATACTACCAACTTCAGCCCTGTTTTCTACGCTACGAGTATGACCAACAGCATTAGCATTAACAAAAGGTTCAGTTACCTTTCTTACAGCTGTCACAGCATCAAATTTACCGATTACACCAGTAGGTCGAACAAGATTTTCAAAAACAATTACGTCTTCTCTTTGTTCTGTGCTCATTACATTATCTCCATTTTTCAAGAAAGTACATTAATAGTACGCTTGAAGTATTTCATTTTTATGATTACTTAACACGCTTTATTGACATTACATGTTACATAATAGTTCCAATATTATGTAAATCAACTGCGTGCGGATTATCCCCTAAACTGTGCTACTTTGTAAAGCACTGCCTAACTTTATGGGAGGCTGTTCCACTATATCGACTTAGGTCAACATAGCTGAATACCCATAAATAGGTATATTTAAGTATTAGCTAATTTACTTTATCATCAGAAAATATAAAAAACGTTAGGAAAAATGTTAGGAAACGTTAGGAAATATAAGTTAATTCTAATGAAGATATTTTTAAGCTATTGATTAATATATAAAAAATGGGGTGGCTGACGGGGCTTGAACCCGCGACGACCGGAATCACAATCCGGGACTCTACCAGCTGAGCTACAGCCACCATTGATCATTTTAAAATGGCGCGCCTGG